TGTTTTTGTTGAAGAGGAGCTTAAAATGTACGAAAAACCAAATCCACAAAAAGTATATTTTGCTGGAATTGATAGTGCAGATGAAGGGCGTGATAGTTATAGCTTAGATATTATTGATTCAACTGGAAAGCAAGTAGCAACTTTAGCTGGAACATTTAAGCAAGGACTTGACAACGGCACAAAAGAGACAGGTTCAACTTTCAACTTTACACAAAAATCTATTCAGTTATTGAAAGCATATAATACACCATTTTTGGCAGTAGAAACAAAGTCAACAGGGCGAACGGTTCAGCGTGATATAGTTTCTGCAGGTTATCCAATTGATAAATTATGGCGTGATAAAAATACTTTTAATGCTAAAAGTCCCGAGACAATGAAATACGGGTTTAATACGAACATGAGCAATAGACCAATGCTTTTGACAGATTTGCAAAACGTGTTTAATAACGGGTGGTTGCAAGTGCTTGACAAGGAAACATTAAAACAGTTTGATACTTTTATTAAGATTGACGGTAAGTGGCAAGCACAAGCTGGAAAACACGACGACCGTGTGATTAGCTTAGGTTTAGCATTTCAAGCATATCTATTTGCAACTTCATAATTATGTCTCTATACGATAGAATACAAAAAATAAAAGGAGAAGGTTACCGAGAAAAGTATGAAACTGGACATAAGCTTTATACTGGTGATGCTCATGAAGTGTTTCAAACAAATCGTGTTGAAGGGAAACAAGACGAATCAAAGTATTTGAGTTATAACATTTTTAGCCAAATTACTGATACATTTTCAAGTTTGATATTATTTGAAAAACCACGCTTTACTTTCAAAAATGCTCAAACACAGGCTTATTTTGATGAGTTTGTAAATAACTCTTTTTTTGAAAAGTTAAAATTGTTACTTGAAATAAATAGTTATGCTGGTGACGCCGTTTGTTACCTAAATATTCGTAAAGGAAAACCTGAAATAGTTTTATTGCCAAATGAAAGGTGGATTCCTTTGTATGATGAGAATAGACCAGATTTGGAAGCCGAGGCACACTGTATTGAATACCATGTAGAGGAAAAAGACAAGACTGCTATTTTCGTTTATCAGATATTTGACAACGAGAATTTAACAGTTGGTTTTCAAGCGTTCAAAAAAGAAAGTGGTGAGGGCGTTCAAGTGCCAGTACCTGAACAGTTTTTAACTCCTGAATATAAAACAAAAGATGATTTGAGTTATTATAGAAGAATACCAACCACCTTTTTTTTCCGTTTCTATAATAAAAAAGAAGTTGGAGATTATTTTGGTGTTTCAGATTATTCAAATTCAATCGTGACAAAAGCTGAAGAAATAAATAATCAACTGGAATTACAACAAAAAGTATTGATTGAAACAGCTGATCCTATCCGATCTGTTCCTAAAAACCTTATTGAGCAAACAATTGCTGAGATGAATAAAAATAGCGTAGTTGCCGAAAGTCTTGGCTTAGCTAATGAAGCTGCTAGTGGTTTCTTTGGTGGCAATGAAACTAATAACAACTTTAAAGGCTTAACCCTACAAGAGACGATGGTTGCAAGCCGTATTATCCGCAACTCAAAGATCATACCAGTCGGAATTGGTGAAGAGAAGCCTGAGTTTACCTCTTACGAGCCTCACACTCAAAAGATGGACGCTTTTATTGAAGTGTTGAAACAAATGATTTACAACGAGGCTAGACTTTCACCTATTTTATTTGATAAAAATGTGAGTGTTGGGAATTTGAGCGGGGTAGCCTTACAGCGTTTAATCCAGGAAACAATTCACAAAGCACACGATAAGATAATGAATTTTGAAGTTGTATTGAAAGAGCTTATTTATTCTTTATGTATTTTGGCGGGGATTCCAGCTGAAATTCCAACAATTGAATGGTATGATGGAATTATTGACAGCAAAGTTGAAAAGATTGACGAGAACGAACGGCTTTATTTAGGAGGGTTCATAACTAAAAAAGAAGCTGTTAAGAATATAAATGGCTTGACTGATGAGCAGGCAGATCAAGAGCTTTTAGATATTGAAGCCGAGCAAGGTTTTCCTAATGCAAGCTAATTATGGATGAAGTCAATTTAGAATTTACAAAATCTTTGGTGGAAAAATTAAAGCGGGATATAAACGCTGAATTTTTGGACACAAATTTTTATTCTGCCAGAGAAAAAAAACGCTTTTATCAAAAGGTGGAAAAATTGATGAATGAATATGGGGAAAGCATTAAAAACGAGGTTTTGGATAAAATGAGTGAAGAATGGAATACCGAAGCCAAGCAAGCACTTTTCAAAATTAAAGAGGCACCAAGTAGTTTTTTGATTTCTCCAAACAAAGATGTTGTGCAAACGCTTATAACCTTACAATCAATGCAAGATGAAATAGCGGGGGCTATTGACGGGCTTTTTGGCAGTGCCAGGATAACACTAAGGCAGGGTTTGAATTTGCTTGAAAGCACGGTGAGGCGTGAGGTTATGGCAGAAATTGCCGCAGGTTCAATCACTGGTGAGCCTATAGATATTATAGCCGATCGGGTAAAACAGCAATTCGTCAAAGGTGGAATACCTGGATTTTCTATTGTGAATAAAAACGGGGTTGATGTTAATTACTCGCTTGAATCACGGGCAACACAATTAGTTAGAAGTTCAATTATTCAGAGCCGAGCAAACGCCGTGATAGATATGGCCGTAAGAAGCGGTTATGACTTGGTTAAAACATCAAAACATACAAACGAAAGCCCAATGTGTCAACCGCATAGTGGGAAGATATTCAGTATTACAGGGGCAACGAAAGGTTACCCTTTACTGTCCACAGCACTTTGGAACGGAACGTATAAAAAAGGTGCTGGTTTATTCCATAGATATTGCCGACATAGCTTAACAATTCATATACCGACGTCAATTGAATTTAAGACTCTTGACAAATCTTAAAAAGTCCTTTTATAATGTGAATACTAATTGTGGATAACTAACTATACACAATCGTATTACTAATTGTTAGAACTATTTTTATGTCAGAAGAAGAATTAAAAAAACAAGAAGAACAGGCAAAAAAAGAAGCTGAAAAAGCTGAGACTGAAAAAGAGGCTAAGGAATTAGCCGATAAAGAAGCTGAAAAAATTGCAAACGAAACTGAAACTGAAAAAGTTAAACGACTGCGAGAACGTTTCGAAAACGATCTTAAAGAACGAAACAAAAAACTTGAAGAAGTAGCAAGCAAAGCAACAACAGCCGAAGAAGGGTTAAAAGCACTCCAAGAGCAAATCAAATTAAAAGATAAGCAACTTGAAGTGAAGGAAGCACTTTTTAGCTCTGAAATTGACCCCGAGTTCTACGATATTGTTTCAGATATTCTTATGAAAGCAGAAGATACAAAAGAAGAACTTAAAAGACTGGTTGAAACAAAACCTAAAATGCTTAAAGCAAAAGAGGAAGGAAACAAAAGCCCGTATTTTATAAGTTCAAGTTCAAATCCTAAAAGTCAATTTAATTTTGACGAAAAGGAAACAGACGCCAGAAAAATTATCAATCAATAATTATTTAACTATTTTTTATGTCAAACATCACAGGGGCTCCAACATCACGAGTCGCTAACATCAGAACCAAACAGAACCTTGCAACTGCAATTACTAAACCTTTTTTTGAAACAGACATGTTTTCTTTTATGGGGAACACAACTCAAAAAGAATATTTAGCGGCAAGCCGAAATTCAGTTGTGCAAGTTAAAATTAAACCACAACTTACTGAGCCAGTTAACATTACAACTTATGCAACGACTGAATTAGTTCAGGCTGATTATGAAGAAGCCGCATACGGGAATATTGAGGTTAAACTTGACTACGGTTTATCTAAGCGTTTCAAATATGATAGTGTTGATTTAAGTTTCATTGTCGAGAATCTGGAGCAAGACTTACAAGAGTCAGCCTTAGTTCAGAATTACCGCAGAATGAAACGAACCATCAACACCAGATTACGAACGTCAGCTCTTGCAGAAAATTTTGGAGTTGCAAATACTGCAATTAACGCTAAGACTTTCTTAGCAATCCGTGAAAGAGCTAACGCAACAGGTTACCAGGATAAGTTTATTGAAGTTCGTCTTGCCCCAGCTTATTACATGCAAGCAACCCAGTTACCAGAGTTTCAAACGCTAGGTGCTTACGTACCAGTAGCAGGGAACACTGCGGCAGCTAATAATACAATCGCACCAACTAGATTCCGAGTTAACGGAGTTTACAACATGGATTTTGTGTCTGATGACACTTACACTGTTACAACACCTGCAAGCGATGCCAAAGGCACAGCCTACGTTGATGTTTCAGCCGTTGTTCCCGTTCGTGGTTTGCAAGTTAGCGACCCAAGCAAAGATTTTCCAATTTTTGACCCTAAAACTGGATTAAACGTGCTTTACGCACGAGATGAAGAAAAAGTTAGTCTAGGGCGTAAAATCATGGGAGCTATTGAGTTCATGTATGGATTCAAAGAACTTTCAGGCGATATCAACCAAGCGGGTGTTATCCAGACCGCTCCCATTTGGAACGTAATGGGCGGAACAGTTTAGTTTATTTTTTATAACTTTAATTATTTAAAAAATATGTCTCAAGAAAATCACGTATGGATTAAAAACAAAGCAAATGGAATGCTTTCAAAAGTTGACGCACTAGAATTTCAGGGTGTTTACTCACAAGTTGTTAAAAACGGCGAGACCGCATTTACCAAAGCTACAGAGGCAGAGGTGAAAGACTGGGAAGCTGGAACATACTGGGAGACCGCATTTACCAAATCTACAGAGGCAGAGGTGAAAGACTGGGAAGCTGGAACATACTGGGAGAAATACAATAAATCTAAGTAGTCTATGACTAGAATGCGTAATCAGAGCAACCAACTATTCTATGCCGAGGACGATCAGGTGCAAGCTTACTTGTCTAACGGTTGTAGATTAGCACCCGAGCCTGCAACGGTTCAGGAGCCTAAAAAAAAAGTTACGACTTTAATAGAGACGGTAAAGAAAACAGACTAGACGTTAGTTTAGCAGGCGAATTACTTGCTAAGGTTAAAAATGGTAAAATTATATTTAAAGTATGATACAAACAACAACACTTAGACAATACATCAGCAATAATTTCATCAATGAAAATGGGTATTCTTTAGAGAATGCCAACTTGGCAGAAATGATAGTTGATAATTATATTCCCACCTACCGCTCTGGGTTGCCATTTGCTAAAAGCTACGGCAGAGAACAAGTAGTGGATGTGGATTTTGTTGAGGGTGTTGTTGTTTTGCCTACTTCTTATTCTGGAACCAAAAACTCCTACCAGTTTTGCACGATAGAGATCCTTTCTGGGTCTCTTGCTGGTGAAACTTTATCAGTTGTTTCTTCTGTGGATAACAAGTTATCAACAAATACTGTTTCTTTACCTGAGGAAACAACTACAACTGTAAAAATTAGCCAAATTGGAAAATTCCCTTTTATATGTGACTATAAGTCAAGTATAAAAACTCTTCCAAATACTTTACGTGAGGCTTGCAAGTTGCAACTTAAATATATTACTGAAAATAGTGAAACACTTAATTCAGTAAATATGAAAAGCGAAACTGAAAGCACTGGATCTTACTCATACACTCTTGGAGATGGAACGAGTTCAGAAGGTATTATGCTTTCGCCAGTTGTAAAGAAACTTATTGATTCGCTAGGTTTGCATCAAATTGTCTAATGTCTATAATCAAACAAGAAAAAATTCAGTTTGGAACTCTTAGCGGGGTTGGATATGGTGAAACACCCGTATTTACTGCAACAGTTGAAGCCTCTTGTCGTTTTTATGATAAGAAAGCCGTCAATTTTAGCGGTGATGATGAGTTCATAAACTTTGATAGTATTGCAAATGTAAAAGGTTACAAACCAGAAAATGATGAAATTGCTATTTACAATGGGGTTAAATACCGTGTTGTAGATGTTCAAAGTTTGCAAGGGCGGATTCAAAAAAGCAAATATCAGGTTAAACTATTATTGTATAATGTCTAATATAGCAATTAACGAGGCACAACTCGCCAAAGACATTGCCAAAGTTCAAAAGAATTTGGAGGCAATGAAAGGTGAAGTTGGCAAAGCTCGTCAAAGAGCTTTAATGGACACAGCGATAAAATTTAGTGAAATCTCCGAGCCGTATATTCCAGTGGTAACTGGACTTTTAAAAAGTTCTAAAGGTTACGAAAGCAAAAAAGGGCAGGTGGATTATAGCTTAAATACTGTTTACGCTGCGAGTGTTGAAGAACGCCGAGGGTATTTCAGAACGCCTTTAATTTCAAACACAAACCAGCTAACACAATTTTATACCGAACGTTTTAACAATTATTTTTATTGATTCTTATGGATATTCGTGAAGATATAAAAGCGTTTTTGGAACTTAACAATTATGAAAATGTAGTGGTTGATAGATTCAGAGCAACACTTAAAAACGTGCCTGCAGATATTGACCAGATTATTATTTCAGATATGCCGGACGGCAGAAAGCCCTTGGGTTCTTTTGTATATTCTAAAATTGCAATAGGCGTAAAACGTCAAAGTGAGAAATCAGCCCGAGATATTTGCGAGGAAATAGAATTTTTACTTGCAGAAAAAGGCGGAAAACTTATTGGAACAGGCACAGATTTTGACCGTATAAAAACAGAGCTTAAAACAACATTTGTTGGATTCAATAATAGCGATAATACCGCCATTTACGAGTGCCAACTACAATTTATTTATTCAGATATTAACAACATTAACAACTACTTATAATTATGTCTACATACGCAGCAGGAATAACAGAAGGTGTTTTTACTTGGATGGTGCTAGTTGCCCCCGTGA